TTGTAACCGTAAATGGTTTAACTTTTGTCGTATTTGCCATATCACGCTTTAATAACATAAAAGCAGCAGCACCAATTCCATTTACTTCTAAAAATACTTCTTCAATAAAATGCTCCCTACTCTTATCAATTAGTTTTTCATTGATTATCTCAATTCCATCTTTACTATGAATTATATCTTTAACAAAACACAATAACTTGCCTTCAATAATAGCAACGTGCATAAACGGTATAGAATAATAATCCCCTCCAGTATTAGCAGGGTCACCAACAGCAAACTTAAATACAATAGAACTTATCGGTATATTATTGAAATTATAAAACTGTAACGATTGCAAAGGTAATAACTTGCCAATTAAGTCTTGTGGATTCTGCTGATACTGCGTTTCAAATACATTTTCATCAATTTGACGAATATTATTCAATTCAGCCAATGTTTGCTTAAATTCCCACAATGCGTGTTCATTTCCATACTCATCAACAGTAATACAAGGAATATCAATAAAAGTCCATTCTTCTTCCTCAGTTTCTTTTAAATAGCCAATTAAGTCATTTGAGTGCAATCTTTGCCCAATTACAATAATCGGAGTTTCTCTACTGTTAGTTCTCGACCTAATCGTAGTTTCAAATCTCTCATTTACTCTTTGTCTTTTCAAATCAGAAAGAGCATCATCAGGTTTTAACGCATCATCGATTATAATCGCCCCAGCAAATACTTTTGTCTGTTCGGGTAAATTCTCGAAAATTTCTCTATCAACTTCTCCTGCGCCAAAACCTGTAATCTGCCCACCTGTTGCAGTCGCATAAACTCCACCCCCTCTAGTCGTATGCCACTTATTCTTACTCGCACTTGTCTTGCTTATTTCTACATAAGGAAAAATAGTGTTATAATCTTCACTCCCAACGAAATCTCTCGCACTTTCACTGTTATCAAACGCCAAACTCTGAGAATAACTCAAATGTATGAACTTACTGCTAGGATTATGCGCTAAACCCAATGCAATGAAGTTTTTAACTGCTAACTCCGTTTTTCCATATCTAGGAGCTATACTAATACACAACTTCTTTATATCGCCCCTAATCACCTTATCCAACGCATTACAAATCGTTTCATGATGCGAATTGACTACAAAGCTCCTACCATACCTCTTTTTAAAAAAATACTTGGTAAATGTCATACAACTCGACATCAACTTTGCCTGGACAACTCGCATTTGGTCAACAGCTACTTCCTCACTCATAAATTTAGTTTGTTATGCAAATATAGAATTAGTTTTTTATAATCGGATTTTTTGGAAAAATTTTTTTTTGATTCCCATTTTGTGAAAGGGTTTTTTTGTGAGTGATTTTTGGTGAAAATTATTTTTGGTGTATTAATACTCCCTACCCCCACACCCCAAAAGTTTTCCCTATTACGCCCCTCCTTCCTACAACTTGCCTTTGTCTCCATCGTGTGTGCTATGTTAACTCAACCCCTATCAATGCTACGATGTTAATTTTGCCCTTTGTCCCTTTGTGCCTTTGTTTTTCTTACAAATTAAGTGTTGTGTTATGTGTTGACTGTTCAAAGTATCACATATAAGCAACAGTAAACCCCTTTATTCCTTGAGTTCGTTCAATATAACGTTAATGTTTTCGATTGTGAGGGGTGCGCCTGTCTTTACTTCACCGTCTAAGGTTAACTTATCACCGTATTTTTTTGGCGCTATCTTAGACAATAACCACTTATCCGCGTCCAACATTAGCCTATCGCGCTGTACTGCTACAGGATTAGGGCGGTTGTTTCCCTCTGCGTCTATATAGAAGTCGTTAACCCTATTGTGACTGTTTCGTACTATTCTTTCCGCTATTACGTCGGCTTTTAGCTCTAGGGCGCGCGTGTATTGCTGAAGTAAGAAAGGGTCTTTATCTACTAAATTAAAGAAAGTACGCGGGTCTAATTTATATTTTTTACATGCTGTGTTTACTCCTTTCCCTTTTGTTTCTATGTCTGTAATGATTAGATTAAATTTTCTTTCTCTTTCTTCTTGAGCTTCTTTACTCTTATGGTTTATTGTGGTGATACTTTTGCTAACTGTTTGCAATTCGGTTGCTGTCTTAATTAGTTCCTTTGTTCCTGGAGCTGTTTTACTTTCTTTTACTTTTGTTGTTTGTTTCTTAATTGTCATGTTTAACGTGTTTTTAGCTTGTTTAAGGCAAAGTTATATAATTTAGTTATAAGTTGTTTGTTTTAGTTTATTGTTTGTTATATAGCCTTATTTGTAATTACATGTATTAATACTTTATCTTACTTTATTTGTTGTATTTTCTTACAACTATATTTATCTTTAAGTTGTTAATTATCAACTACTTACATTTATTTTCAATTTATTTTAATGTTTTTTATAAAATACTTACTTATTTACTTGCAGGTATTATATAAACAACCTATATTTGTTAAAGAATTAAAGCAGTAAAATAATCAGTCGGACGTGTTTAAAAACATTAGTTTGAGGCGTTAATTTCGAAAGGGATTCGCTAGGTTTAAGAAACTTATATAATGTGCTTATATATCTTTTTTAAACGATATAAAAAAGCCGTTCGCCTGGAGCGTGGTTATTTGATTAACAAACGGCACTAACTTTAAAAACTAATAACATGAAACTAATTTTATCAATTATTTTAACGCATTTTGGAACTAAAAAATACGGTTTTAAACTTTATCAATTATTATACAATTATTATAAAAAACTTTAAAAACATGACAAATATTAAAACTTACGTACAAAAAACAAATGATTTTATTAATGAAAATAATTTAAGTTATTCGCCTGAATTGTTTAAAAACATTTTACAATTAATGAAAAACGATAAAAATAATATAATAGAGGAACAAATAAGAGTATCAAAATTAAATAATAATCCCATAAATGACAATTATAATTTATTAAATAATATGTGTTATTCAAAAAATAAAAACATTTAAAAACTTAAAACCATGAAGTCCCAAACTTTAAAAAACACGTTAACAATATTATTTATTTTTACTATTGTTATTTTAATCACTATTTATTCACCTATTAAATAATACAACTATGCAGTATATTAGACTTGATACTTTTGATTATAATACTTTTGAAGGCTTCAAAATTAATCATCAAAGGGAACTACCTAAAAAAGCTTTTTTGCATTTGTTTACATACGATATACATTATAACAACTATGCTATATATAGATATGTAACTAAAAAATGTACAAAAGTATATATATTAAAATCACAAAATTTTTAAACAATAAATAAAAACAACTTAAAAAATATATATCATGAAAACTAATTCAAAACAAGTAAGAAACGCTATTAAATTACATATATTAGAAAGTGTTACCGATTTTAACGGTGATACTTTTAATGACTTAAAAAGTGCCTGTAATCATTTAAATAATGAATTTAACAGGGTTGCAAATTATCCTTATAATGTACAAAAGTTTCCTAATTTACAAAATAGATTTTCGGATTATTTATGCGGGTTGCCTTTTAACTTTTTATATATGAATTTTGATATTAATAATTTTATTAATGAAATTACAGAAAATACAAAAGAATTTGATATAAATAAAACTTTGCATTTATATCATTATTTAATTTATTCAGAAACTCAAAAAAACCTTTAAAATTTAGAAATTATGACTATTTACACTATTAAACAAAATGTACAAAATGCTCCTTATTTTTTTGATACCAAAACGCTAAAATGTTTTGGTCAAACATTAAAAAGTTTTAAAGTTATTAAATTAGATAACGGAAACTTTTATATATATGCTCCTAGAAATACGGGGGGCTTTACAGAAAAAGAATTTAATCCAATAATTAATAAATTTATATAATGAAACTAAAAAAACCATCTCAAGCAATTAACACAAAGGTGAAAGTATCTTTATTAACTTTTTTTATATTAATACTTTCAATAATTATACAACTATAAAAACAACTTATAAACTTAAAAACATGAATTCAAATATAATTTTTCAAAACAAATATTGTAAACTTTATTTTAAAGATACATTAATAATTTTATCAAGTAAAAAAGACTTTTATAATGATGTTTATTTTACTTCTTTTCAATCTAGTCGTGAATATATGGCAAATATGGGAATAACAATATAAAAACAACTTTTAAGGCACTATTATAATAAAATAACACAATTATACTACTAACTTATTTTAGTGCCTTATTTATACTTTAAACAACTAAATTTTAAACTTATGCAAACTATTATAAACAAATTAAATAATTTAAAAAATACGGCAATTGATATTTTCGAAATTAATACTATTAACAAATGTATTTTTGAAATTAATAATGGAAAAATTGATAATTTAAAAAAAGAAATTGATTTTGAAATTGAAAATTACCAACAATATATAAACTATATGTTTTTTAATGAATTAAAAAAAGCTATTAACAACTAAATTTTAAAATTATGTATATTGAAACTTATAAAAATAATAACATCTATAAATTTAACGGTTTTTATCAAATTGGATTAAAAGGCGTAAGTTGTAGTAAATTGGATTTTTTAAAAATGTTAATTGATAAAACTATAAAATAATGGAAGCAAATAATTTATTTAGATACGGAAATATATTAATAAAATATAGACTTTGCCCAAATGATACAAAACATTTATTTTGTATAGAATACAATAAAAAATACTATTCATTTATAATGAATAAAGGCGAAATTGTAAACCAAAACGATAAAAAAATAAATTCATTTATAAAATCAAGCCCAAAAGGAAAGTTTTTTAATGAATACAAAAAATCAAGTTTAAATTTAATAAATTAAAAAAAATGATACAAAATAATTCCAGTACTTTAGGATGTTTAAAAAAAATATTAAGCAACCTAAAAAAAGAAAATAACCCGAATGATTTAGAATTAATTAAATTTTATGAGAATAAAATAAATATTGAAACTCAAAAAATAATAAATAAACTAACTAATTAAACTAAAAAAAATGCAAACTACACTATTTGAAATAAAATTTTACGATGGCAGAAAATTTAACGTTTTTTGTGCCAATAGTACACAAATTAATAGATTTTTAAAATTTGTTACTAAAAACCTAAATAAAATTGAATATTGGAAAGATACTATTAACGGAATTCACTCAATAAAAGATTTTGAAAAAATTAATAATAATTTATAAACTAAAAAAATGAAAGATTTATTTGAAACTCCTGAAAATTTGCCTATCGAAATAATCGATTTAATGCATGATTTTGAAAAAATGAACAATAGTTATATTGCATGTAAAATAATGCTTAGAAACTGTCTTAAAATCGGTTATACTTTTGAATATGGACTCGATGCAATACCGTTTAATTTAAAAAAATTAGAAAATGTATAAAATAACTTATTTTGAGAATAAAAGTAACTCTATTCAGGTATTAATATTTACAGGAATTAACGCAAAAAATAACGCTAATTTTTGGGGAACTGAAAATATTTTAAACTTTAAAAAAAAATATATAACTAAAATTAATTAAAAAATGAATGATACTAAAATAAAAAACTTAAAACAATTTTATAAATTTTGTAAAAGAAACGGAATTAATATAGCGAATATTGACTATGGAAAATTAGATTTTTCGCAACCAACTACCAAAAGTTCTTTTAAAAACCGAACTAATGAAATTAAAAACAAATTTAACCATGTTTTTAATACTCCTAATGAACAAAAAAACTATTTTGATAACAACTATACGGAAATAATTTTCGTCGCTAAAAACTAACTAAAATTAGTGATGTAACCTTATTAAGAAAATTGACTGAAAAAAGCATTTTGAAATTTGGTCAATATGCCGATGTTCCGATTTGGAATTTATTAGAATTAAAAAAATATTCTTATTTAAGGTGGGTTTATTTTAATTCGTCAAATATTACTTTTTTTGAAAATATTTTATTGGAAATCGGAATAACTGAAGAATATTTTATCGAAAAACCTGGAGTAAATCCTGAATTTCACGAAAAATTAACTGAAATTAAAAGAGAAAATACATCTTGGAAAACTCAAAAACATTTGGATAAAGTTTCAAAATATAGAATAAAAAATAAAAATAATCAAATAAAAAATTTAGATAGAATTAATTATTCAAAATCAAATTTAGCACGAAAAAATCAAGGACATTAATTTAAAAAAAATCAAAATGAACTATCAAGAATATAAAGAATTAAAATTTGTTTTAAATACAGCCGTAAAAGTTTTTTTTATGACTTTGGCAATTGCTACAATTATTATATTAATATTTAAAAAGTAAAAAAATGGAAAATTTAATTTTAGACAAAATAAACGATTATTGTAACGACAATTACAATTGGTTTGACAATACT